AAATCTCAGCCTATCACGGTTTCAGTGCCGGATGCAACTGTCTCCCCTACCCCGGTGGCTCTTCCACTGTTTTGACTTTCCTTGTCATTCTGGGCGGTAACACTGGCTAACCTGCGCAATGTGCTGTATAATCAAGCCGGGAGTGGCTGTGGTCTGGTGGTTCTCTCTGGGCACGACTGTGGCATCCGCACCCGATCCGCACCCGATCCGCACCCATTCCGCACCCGATCCGCACCCATTCCGCAGAGCGCTTGTGGCACGTACTGCCACAGACCGTTGACAAGTTTTCAGGTTCCGGGGTACCTTACATATCAGCTTCACACCTTGGGCACCGCCCAGCACCGAAAGGAATCGGACAATGGACACCCTATTCGCCGTATCTGCCAGCTCTCCTCAAATACTCACTGAGAAATACCGTCCCCAGCGAATCGCTGATTTTGTTGGGTTGGATAAGCCGCGAAGGATCGCGGCCAAACTCGCGTCTACGCCACCGCAAACCGCTGGTCTGCTATTTATCGGGGAACCGGGAATCGGTAAGACCACGCTCGCGCTAGCCATTGCAGATGAAATGCCAGCGGAACTCCACCACGTAGCATCCCAGGACTGCAATGTAGAGCGACTGCGCCAAGTAGTCGCGGGTTGCCATTACGTCCCCAAACAGGGATGCAAGCGGCATCTGGTGCTTATAGACGAATCGGATCAAATGACCAGCGCGGCCCAGCTCTACATGCTTTCGGTTCTGGATAGCACCGCGCCACCACCGGACACGCTGTTTATTCTCACGGCAAATTCCACCGAAAAATTGCAGGATCGTCTATTGTCCCGCTGCATTCCAGTGGCGTTTTCTTCGCATGGACAATCCACCCAGACCGCTGCCCTACTGGAACGTGTATGGAATGCGGAGGCACCGCGCACCGCGAACCGTCCCAACTTCGCGCGGATTGTGAAAGAGGCTTGTAACAACGTTCGCGCGTCACTCATGCAATTGCAGACTGAGTTACTTCTAGCGGACTAGATTAGTTACAAATTGTTTTGCCGAATAAAACCCATTGGGCACAGCCCAGCACCGAAAGGAATACCAGAATGTCAAATGCATACGAAACGATCACTGCCCGTCTAATTGCCCAGCTAGAATCCGGTGTCGTCCCTTGGCGTCAACCTTGGAAGAACACTTCGCGCGGTTCCTACCTCCCTTGCAACTTCGCCACCGGGAAAACCTATCGCGGTATCAATATGGTGATGCTTCTATGCTCGCCGTTCGCGTCCACCCAGTGGATGACCTATAAACAAGCGCAGGAACGCGGTGCGCAGGTTCGCAAGGGCCAAGCGGGAACGCCCGTCGTGTTTTGGCAATTTGAAAAAGACGACGCCACAGACCGCAAGCGCGCGTGGTGCAAGGGCTATACAGTTTTCAACGTCGAACAAATGGACGGCATTCCTCAAGAATTGCCCTTCGATTCTCCCGTCTTTGATCCGCTGGAGAGTGCCCAAAAAATCGCGGATTCCTACATGGATGCCGGTGGGCCAGCGCTCTTGCATGGCGGTTCCAGCGCTTGCTATATGCCATCGCGGGACGCGGTCTACATGCCGGAACCTACCCAGTTCACCACGCGCGAAACCTACTATTCCACTCTGTTCCATGAGTTTGGGCATTCGACTGGCGCAGTCAAACGTCTAAATCGGAAATTCGGGAAACACTTCGGGGATGCGGATTACGCGCGCGAAGAGCTGGTGGCGGAATTTACGGCCGCATTCCTTTCCGCTGAATCCGGCGTGGTGTCCGCAGACCTAGACGCGCACAATGCGGCGTATATCTCCAACTGGCTTACCAGCTTCAAAGCGGACGCGCGGCTGGCAGTCACAGCTGCCCAGCGCGCGCAAAAGGCGGCTGACCTGATCATGGGTCGCGCAGTGGCTGCAGAGTCTCCCCAGGTCCCGGAAACCTTCGAGGTGGCCGCATGACCGATCAGCTAAATATGTTTGCGGTTCTCGAACATCAAGAACGCACGGCGGGTTTTCCTTCCGTAAACGATGAGGCTGCCCAGATTGATTTCTGGCGCAGTCTCATCGTTCGCTATAACTCCGCGATGCTCGCGGGGGACACAGATGCTGCAGTCTCCATCCACAAAGAGGCGCATCTACTCATCGAACATATCCACGGTGGGCGGTGCGGCTGCGCAAGCGTCGCGGATAGGCTCAAGGCTGCGACTGCTGCACCCGAAGGTTCTACCCCTCTCTGGGGGCAATCTGGGCGGTTCGTGCTTGAGTTTGCCTCCGTCCCTGTACTGATCGAAGTGGATGGCCTTTGCGGTCTGGGAAGTTGGGGTTCTCTTCTCCCCCATTTTGAGATTCGCGCAGTAGAGACGCATCGGATGTTTCTCTCTTCCAGTGGGTACCGTTCTTTCTTTAGTCAATTCGCTGTGGCCATCGAAGGGACGGAGCTGGTCGACGCGATCCGGGGGCGTCTCGATTTCTATTATCGCGGCGAGCTGAAAGGCAAGTTGGTGAAGTTGGGCGACAAACCAGCGGCACCGGAACCAGTGGACGACGACGACACAGACGACGGCGCTGAAGATGCCGTGTGCGCTGACTGCGGTGTGGAGCTGGCGCAACTGGATGAGTACTTCGAGTGCAACGAGGACGGCGGGGCGCGGTGTCCAGAATGCAACGTGGCCCACGCTGATAACTGCGTGGATTGCGCTGCCGTGCGTGAAAGCATCGTCGCCCAGAATCTAGCTGCTGCAATGGCGGGAGGTGCTGGGGATCCGCGCAATGCTAGGCCGTGACGCTGGCGCAGGTCGAAACGGGGGAAGCTGCCCCCCCGTCTAGCGGTTACACCGCTACTCAGGAGACCTAAACGAAAATGGAATAAGCCCACAACTCTAACCGCTGCGCAGCTCGTCCTCGTGCCCAGCGAACACTAAAAATCTCCTCCTAACCCTTGGGCTATGGCCCAGCACCGAAAGGAATCTAACTTATGCGGCAATCGAATTTTGACCGTCTCCCGGGACGGATTCACACCCGAATCGAAGCGAATTACGCGCCTTACTCCTACCCCGGCACCTTCTACAAATTCATCCTGGGCTGCGTTCTCATGGCTGCCTTTGTTATTGGCATCTGCCTACTTTAGTTCCGAAACCGCGAGTCCCGGCGCGGTTGTCCGGGACATTGGGAGAATTATCCGAATGGCTGATCTAACATGGAATCAAGCGCAGGATGTGTTGCGTTTCTATCGTGGTGTAGGGCATCGTCTACACCGGTCTCCCGGCGTCCGTGCCGTATTCGATCGAACCCAGTTGATAGCTTGGGTTCTGGAATCCGAGTGCGGCGGCAAGTGGGATGGTTTGCTTATGAGCGTGAACGCGTGGCCACGCGAGGAAAGGAACAAAAATGCCGGATGATCTCACCGTCGATCAGGCCAACGACCTGGCGCGTTACTTTCTCGGTCTCCGCTGGCGCGCTGACCTGGTCAAAGTAGCTTCCGGGACGGTTCCGGTCTTGATGGATTTCACGGCTGCGGGTTCGGCTCCGGTAGTGCTTCGAGGTACCAGCTGGCGGGAGGTTTTCCGTTCGGCCGGCGTGAAGCTTCCAGCTCGCAGTCAGTACACCGCCCAGGGCACCAGCGTTATGCTGGACGCCCGGGCGATCTGCACGGCGGTCAGTAACACGATGGCCAAGCGGATAACGGCGGCGCTGAACGTCTACACGCCCGGTAAGCGCGGCATCTAGTCTGGGAACAGCTCTAGGGTCTTCTTCTGCTCTTGGTGCCGCCTCCGCCTGTTTCTAAGGCGGTAGGCGGCATCCCAGCGGTTATGGCACAGCTGACACCCGGCCTTCAGATTCACGTCCCGGCAATCTGCTGGGTTGTGGTTCAGGTGCGCGGTAGTGAGGCACACGATGGCTCCGGTAAAGGGGTGCCTGTGGCCGTGCTGGGCCGTACAGCGCTCTCCGTCCAGGGTAAGGAACTCGCACCTACCTTCGGCGCGCTCGAAGCGTATGCGGTCGCTAATCTCGGTCCAGTTTTTCGGGTACTTGGCTTTTTCCTCTGGCCGAATCGGCATCCCGCTTCTCCCTCTCTCTGACTTCCATTGCGGCCATCAATCCCAGTGCCGGCGTCGCCGCGCTCACGTAGGCGGTGCAGACCGCGCACCGGCAATCCAGGGGGTGCGAGTCCAGGACCTGGCGCGTCGCGTCCAGTTCCTCGTAGTCGCCCACGTCTCTACCGTTCGCCGCGGCTGCGCTGGTCAGTCCGCGGAGCATCAGCTTTCGGTAGTACTCATTCAGCGTGATCACCTGGGATCCCGACTAGACGGTCGACTATTGAGTGTGCCTTCAGGAGAGCTGCGACGGATGGCCCGCAGTATCTCGTTTCGAACATGGAAAATTTGGAGCATCAGGAATCCGTAAGCCGCTATGATCACCACCACTATCGCGGTAAAGCCGAACAAAAACAGGTTAGTGGTCACGGATTTTTATCCTCCTCCGGTGTGCATACGACGAACAGGTGGGGCGCGAACTCGCCCACTAGTCCGTCAATCTCCACCATCCCGTTCCAGTGGAGTGTGTGCACCCGGCGATCTGGGCCGACGTCGACCTGGTGAGCGCAGCGGATTGTCTTTCCGAGTAGGGATATGCCCAGCTTCTTCCGTTCCAGATCCTGGGGGTCCGCAAAGATTGGGCTGTGCGGGCAGATTGTGAACCTTTCGGCATCGTCGTACACGGCATGGCACTGGGGACACGTGGTTGTCATTTCGGATTGGTCTCCTCGTCGCCCGGTCCGGAGTCATCGGGTAGCACCACGCCGGTTATCCTGTTCTGCAAGTACGGCGGGAGTATCAGGGCGCACTGAATGGCGAAGTCCCAATCACTATCTGACACCAGCGTCGAAAGCGCACCCGCAAACGCGTTCAGGGCTGCCGATCGCTGGTCGCGGTCCAGGTCCTTCAGCGCGTTTGTCAAGCGGTTCAGCTTGCATTCTCCGCTAGGCATGATTACCCTCCACACTGCGAACGTCTACGGATTGGAGAACCATTGGCATCCCGCAGCTGCAGTAAGGCTGCTCTACGCAGTCCGCCGCTGGTCGCAGTTCGGTTTTCTGGCAGCCGACACACTTCAATTTGAACGTGGCGGCGGAATCACCTTTTTTCATTTGGGTTGCACCACTTCCTCTCCACTGGCGTTGCCGTCTTCCATCACTACGCCCACAGCACCAGTGCTGTCGACGCGTTCAATCCAGACCTGGAAACCGTGCTTCTCCGCCTCGGCCGTAATCAGCCCCATGCTGTCGGAATCGAGCAGGCTGCCGTCCGAGATCCGCAACACCCGCAGCTTCGGGTTGCTGGCCATCGCCAGGGCCATGCTCACCCGGATCTGTTCGGCGTTCGATGCCTGGCCGAATGGCAGCCCTTGGTAAAGCACCTCGCCGTCTCCGATGCTCAGGCCGGCAATCGGCATCTTGGCGCGCCCGATCGCGGCCGTGCGCTGTTCTGCACGTTCCTTGATGCGGGTGTCCAGCTTCATCCAGTAGGCCATTCCCTCGCGCAGTTCCTCTTCAACCTCGCGGAACCGTGCTGCAGCTCCGATTCGGTGATTCACCGCGTTAGCCTGGGTCAACTCGGCTGCTACGGTCGCCGTGTCGGTTTCGGCGTCTATGGTCATCGCGTCGGCCTCGTCGCTCAGCCGGCATGAAGTTTTAGTGGCCGCTTCTATCGAATGGCGCAGGCCTTCAATCTGTTCCTGCAGCACTCGGATATCTTCCATCATCGAAAGAACGCGGTCCTTCTCCTGCTGTGCTTGCTCTCGCTTGCGTGCCTGCAGCTGCCTCTGCGACGCCACCACGCTGTTGTGGTTTGCTGCCCCCTCCAGGCGCTTGGTGATCTCGGCGGTGTCGACTAGCTCCGTGGGGAGTGCCGGGTCTGGTCGCTCCATCTCCGCGATGCGTGCCTTGCGCGAGTCGACTTCGCGGCCGGCCTGCCGGCGTTCGTCGTAGTCGACTTTCTGTTCGGCATCCAGCTGGTCAATGTCGATATCGAACGTGACCAGGCCGCGCAGGGTCTCCAGCTGCTTCTTGCCGTCCATCCGGGTAAAGGCCAGCGGATCAAAACTGATCTTGCCTATCAGCGCGTCCAGGACGGTCTGCGGGGTTCGGAACTGTTCGCGCCTCTTACCTTCGACCAGTAGGCGCGTGGTGTAGGCCATTCCCTTGTCGCTCTTGTCCGGGTCGATCGCAGTAAAATACCGCGTCACCACCAGGTCGCCCAGGTCCATCTTGATAATCCCCGACTTCTGGCCGGCGCGGATCGGCCGGCTGGGAATGTCGGACGTTCCGGTGAGGGCCCACGCGATCGCGCGAAGCACGGAGGTTTTGCCTTGGCCGTTCTTGCCGGTGATCTGGACCACGCTGTTTTTCGGCTTAATGTGGGCGCAGCGAACCTTCATGATGTTTTCAACGAATAGCTCTATGACCTGCGAACCCTCCGGTACCGGCTTCGGTGCTGGGGTGGGCGCGGCCTCGGCCGGATCCTTTTTGGGCGGGTTCTTCTTAGGTGCTTTCTTCTCAGGCATCTTGATTCCTTTCTAAAACTGACTCTCCGGTGGGAGGCTTTCTGGGTGCGGCGTCGGCGCCTTCCGGCGTGTACGTGGTGATCCTGCAGTCTGGACGAATGGATTTAGAGGTATGTTCTTTGAACCTGTCCGCTTCATGCCAGGACAGCGCCGGGTGAATCGGCGTCCATGACCCATCGGCTTGGCGATGCTCCACGACCCAAACACGTTCCATGCCTCTACACTATGGGCAGAGTGTGGGCAATGTCAATTTGAAAACCTTCTGCCGGCGTTTACTTCTGCGCGGGGTCCAGTAGACGCCACGCCGCGCCCACTATGGGCGGGCTGCAGACCTTTCCGATCCGGTCCTTGATGGTGGCGATTTCCTCGGCCGAGAGCTCTGCGGACTTGTTGTTGTAGACCTTCCGCGCTAGTACATCCAGCTTGAACTTCTCAATCCCAGGCATTCGCTGATCGTCGGCCGTCATGGTCACCAGGGCCGTCACCGCGACTTCGCTTAGGGTCAAGGGTGGTCCACCGCTCGGCAGCTCCAGGATGGCCTTCCCGTCGATTCCTAGGATGGTCTGGGTAAAGTCGATCGCCGGCCGGCCGGCCTGGACGGCTCGGGCCGGTGGCGGCGGTGCGGTCTGGCCTAACGCCGGAATCTCGAGCAGGCAAACTGCAAACACCATTGGCAGACATTTCGATAATGCGATCATTGGCACACCCATGCGCTTCCGTCGCTAACTGCGAAAATTAAATCCGTGCCGCCTCCGGTGCAGGTGCCCCCGGTGAACGAGTTTGCGTCCGTCACCAGCACAATCGCCCCGGCGCCCAATGTTGTGGCCGAGGGCAGAGCTGCGACTGTAGAGCTGGGCACTCGCGCAGCCACGTTAAGTTGAAAGACTCCGTTAGCTGCCATCTGCGCTCGGATCGCGCAGGATCCCGATGTGAAGTCCGACAGGTACCAGACGTTCTGCAGTGCGCAGGCCCCGTCTCCCGAATCGTTGGTCGCGTTGGCGAGTCCCATTTCGATCTGCAGCGCCGATGTGCCTTGGCCGTAGAACCGCAGTCCCGTTTCGCCATTTGCATCCAGGTTGGCCAGTCCCACGGTGGGGATACCAGGATAGAAGTACGAATAATCGTTCACCTGCATGTAGGCACCCCCAAAGCTAGGCCTCGTGTTGCCGAATTGGGAATTGAAGGTGACATTGTTTACGCTATTGACAATCGAGTTGACGTTGTTCCAGGTTCTCACTCCATTCCCCGTTAGGGTGTCCATCAGCTGGGTTGGCGTATTTGGCGTAGGCTGGCCCCCCGAAGAGGTGTAGACGGCCAGAGACCACACGACACCGCCGCCGATATTTGGGAGGTAGGTTTCCAGTCCGTTTCCGGTTACAGTCTCGAAATAGCACTGGTTCACGTTGCACAGGAAATTGATCCCGGGCACGAACAGGCCGTTGGTCGGAGTCGCAGCTTCTGGGATTCCTCCGGCGTTCGGGCTCATCATCTGGTTAGGTGCCACGCCGTTTGAAACGTAGTTGCGATATGGGTAGTTCGATTGCGGAACATTGTTCCCCGTCACGTAGCGTTGTGGAATCGAAGAGGCTGCCACCGCTGCCATCACCGCGTCTCCGTAGTTGTTCGGGTGCAGAGAGTTGGCGTAGCAGTTAGCAAACATGGCGGTCTGGTTGGCTCCACAGTTGATCGTGTAAGACACATTCAGCGGGGTGGCTGAGTCAGCAACGTTGAACGTGTAGGTTCCAGCGCTCTCCGCGTACTGTCCTTGTGCCGGCGAGCTGCCCACCAGCACCAGCGGCGTGCTCGTCACCGCGTAGCTCACACCCTGATCCGAAACCCATCCTGTTGGAACGAAGGTGGTCCCTGCAGCGGGCGTATAGAACTTCACGGCCACGTTGGTGTTCAGCATCGCATCGCGGGTGTTGGCATAGTAGGCGTTCAGCCCGTCTGTCGCGGCCTGCGTGATCACACTCGAAATCAGGCCTGTGTAGATGCCGCTGAGCGTATCCAGGCCGTCGTCCCGGTGCAGCGTGCTCATGGCCTCTACCGGTGGGTTCTGAATACTTGCGATCGGGACGATTCCAAACCAGCTCACTCCCACCTTGTTACTGCCGGACGTGGACGACGTGACGGTGACTGTAATCGTGTTCGAGCCGGCGCTCATCGGGACTCGCACAGCTGACCTGCTGAAAGTCGACGCGGTGCTGGATCCTGCTGTGATTGTGGCTCCGTTGAATCCGGCGTTGTAGAAGGTCGTTCCCCCTCCATAGGGATTGGCAATCGGCGTCCCGTTGAGCGAAACCGTGAAGGTTCCTCCGTTTGCGTTCCACACTGGAAACTCCAGGACTCCAACGCATGAAGCGGCGCACGTGGCGGCGTAGGCCAATGTATTGCCGTTGGTGGTTGAAACGTAGTCCGGGAAGATGTTCTGCTGTGTGGCGTCCGCTGCCCAGGTCCCGGTGGGGGTCCATCCGGTTAGCGAAGTGGCCGGGTAGAGCTGGAGTGAAATCGGAATGCCGGACAGGTAGACGGCTGCTGCGTACATGCCTTGAAACGAGTTCTCCAGGTCCGTGCTCGCTCCGTAGTTCGTAACGTCGTTCGTGCTTGGCTCGATCACCACCAGGGGCGAGTGTCCGTCTGCGGTGGGCGCGATCGCGGGATTCATGTAGACGGAGGTCGTGTCAATCAGCTGGTCTCCAGGCCGGCAATTCAGACTCCAGACTCCGCCGACGATCGTTCGCAGGTTGAATGACCAAGCGCTTTGCGCTGTCGTCGTGAGGAAGCTTCCGCAAGCGATAGAGTCGCCGCCGATGAATAGTCCCGGACCTGTGTTCAGCGCAGTCGAGATCCCTGCGGTTCCGTCGATGAGCTGTCCCAGGGAGTTGGATCCCAGCGCGGGCTTGGATGCCGGCACCGCCGCGCCGTTGACTTTGACCACGCTGGTGGCCACCGTGCCGGTTCCAGTTCCGGTTACATCGCCGGTGAGAGTGAGGGCAGATGGTCCAGCTGTGGCGCAGTTGATGGAATTTCCGTGCGCATCGACGCCGCCGGCGAGCTGGCTGCCGCTGCAGGGAGTGGGCGTTGTGGCCAGTGCCGTGGCCGTGGCTGCGTTGCCGGTGGTCGAATTGGAGATGGTGCCCACTGCATTAACGTCGCCGGTCTGCAGGGTCACGTTCCCGGTTCGGCCGTTGAATGTCTGGACCCCTCCGCCTGGTCCAATAAGAAGCATCCAGTAGTTCGTCTGGGTCGCTGGATTCTGATTCAGGTTATTGTTCTGCAGGCTAACGTAGGTGTTTCCGTTGTAGCCCACGGCCTGATTCATCGAATAGGTCACCGTGGAGCTCCACGCGCCTACAAAGATGATTGGTGAGGATTGCGTACTCTTGAACCATCCCCCGGAAGCGCAGGCGTAGACCTGTTGATTGGTGATGTCGACGTATTGCATGCCGTAGTAAGTCGAATTGCAGGGCAAAGTCGGTGCACCGCTGCCACTAAGTGGAACCCAGTTGATCTGGGTATAAGCGTTGTACTTGTTCTGCGCCGGCGAGGCCGCGGCGGTGGCGAGAGCTGCAGCAATCACGAGGCAACGAGTGATCCTAGATGTAATACGCATAGACAGCATCTCCCGCTTCGATAGTGAATTTTATGGTGACTGCCGTTCCGGTGAAAGTGTAGTCAATCCCCGGCCGCAGAAAGCTGTTGAATACGGTGTAGAGGCCGATAAGCTGGCCCTGGGCCGCTGCTGTGGGCATCGTGGGCAGTGTGAACGAGGTTCCAGGTGTCGCGCCGGCGCAGAACCCTCCTGCAACGGTGAACGGTGTCACCATGTACAGCGCCTGGATCTGGTCGCCGTCCGCTGTCTCGAACCCCATCGTCAGGACCTGCTGGTCTGCGATGGTGTATCCGGTTGGCGCGTGGGTAGCGTCGTAGGGTGGCTGGAATCCTCCGTTCAGAAAGATTCCGATTAGCTGAGCATTGGGGGGTGGAGTGGGAAGGGTGTAGACGGTGCCTGGGTAGACTCCGTTTGCAATCGCGACGTAGGCCTGCATCGGCAGGCCGGCTGGGCTCACGGCTCCGTAACTCAGAAAAAGCTTGTCACCTGGGAAGGTTTCAAAGTTCAAAAAAAGTGTCTCGCCGGCGAGAGTGAATTCCTCGAGGTCCTGCAGGCCTCCGTTGTAGTAGAGCGCCGAGGGCACCGTGCCACCGTATGCCGGCAGGGGAACCGTGTAGGTGTTTCCAGGATATGCGCCGTTCGGCACAGCTCCGATTAGCGCGTTCGCTCCATCTACGAGCTGCGGTGCTTCGCTGAGGTCGAGTGTTTGTGTTCCGGTGAATCGGTAGCGCCCGGTCTGCAGGACGTTGCCGTCCCCGTCCAGTAGCGTGATGGCGTAGTAGGTGCCGGCCGGAAATATTACGTCGTTGCCCCATAGTTTTGCTTGGGCTCCGGTCCCGCTGTCCAGGTAGTCTTCTGGGCCTGGCTGTGCGACGTTCGAGGTGCCGGGTATGCACGGCAACGTCAGTCCGAAGCCCGCGAGTGCGATCCGAAGAATTGCCGGGTTCGCCGTGGATCCGGCCGAGTCACCACTGAGATCCTGCAGCTTCGCATTCAGCGTGATTTGCGGTGTCACTGCCATTTTGCGTTGTGGCCTTTCGGTCAGCTAGAACCGCGTGGGATTGTCTGGGCTTACTCGTAGAACATCATAAGCCCCATCGTTGCCCGGTTCGCGTGGTTCTCCGGGTCGCGCACGATCGTGGCCGCAAACTGGGGCAACATCGGACGATCGAGGAACGCCCAATAAAGACACTCGTGGTTTTTCTCGCACAGGCTGTCCTCCAGGTCTCCGCCTGGGCCGTCGTCTAAACTCTTCGTCGACCCGTGGCCAAAATAAATGTCATCCACGTCGCGCAGCAGTCGCTGGTAGGCTCGATTGTTCGGGTCCAGACGGGCATCGTCTTCCGGTGTGTGTGCGCCGTGGTCCGTCGCGCTCTGGATTATGGCGATCCAATCTCCCCAGCCGGCGCGCACCCGGTTCCGCAGACAGTAACAAATTGCCATCATCTGTTCGAGACTGCCGCGCTGTCCTGCTTCCTGCACGGCGTAGCGCACCAGTAGAACGCGGTCAACGTCTTTCTGGGTCATGCCGGCTCCAGCCTGTTTTTGACCGTGGTGATCATGTGGTGCGCTCTTTCGCGGTGGGAGGTTCCAAAGGCAAAACTCCCAATCTGGCCGTTGCTCGCCCGCGTTACGATAAGCACGTCGGTGATGTGTCCCTGCTTGCCGCTTTCGATCTCGCGCGTAAGCCACCGCATCTTGCCTGTCACGTCATAGACGGTGCCCTGGTCGACCGCGCGGATCCCGCTCCGTTTTACCTTGGCTGCACTCGCGGTTCTCTTCATGCTAGGTTCACCTTCTGTTTCTGGTTTTCCTGGATGAATTCCTTCATCAGCGCCGCGCGATGGCTGTCCCATCCAGCCTCAAACCCTGCATAAAACATTTTCTTAGCGGCGTCCGTCTGGGCATCTCCCAGTCCCGCCTCTACAAACTTCGGAAGAACCTGTTTACGCCACATCTCGCTTCGCTGCCGGTTGCGCTCTTCGGTTTCGTTCATCAGTTCACCAGCTCTCCGTTGCGTCGCATGTAGAGCTGCTGCAGATACCAGTCTGCAGCTGGGCCGCTCGTGAGCGGGAAGGCTCGATGCGCCTCCTCTTCGGTAATCGCTCGCGCGCGAATCATGGTTAGCAGCGCCGTCCTCCACCCTACGTACTTTGCGCTGGTGGGTACGCCCCATTCATCGAAATTCATGATCATCCATTCGGTTCCCAGTGGGGCCTGCAGCGTCCCGACTCGGAGGAACTGCGGATTCTCAACCTCGTAGGCCTCGCGCTCTAGAAGCATCTCCGTCGCGGTCTGGATCATATCGCCGGCCAGATGAAAACTCTTGTCCGCTTCTGCGTTGTACTTGGCCTTGCGCAGCTTCTTGGCTTTCATCAGTTCGGCTTCGGCCGAGTCTTTCATCTCCCGCGCCTTCACCTGGGCGTAGTCGTGCTGGATGGCCGTCTGACTGTTCCATGCCGGATTACGCACTACCAGGGCGAGCAATCCGCTTTTCCCGTTAGCGGACACTTTGATGATTCGATCGTCCTTCAGCAGAACCCGGTCGCTGCGGCCGATCCCTGCCTTGCATAGTCGTTCGTGGAATTGCCAGGGGCTCAGGACTTCGCCGCGGCGCATCTCTTCGTTCTCGCGCCCCTGCCATCTCTCCTGCCCTGTCCACTTGTTGCGTTCCTGTTCGGCCGCAAGGATCTCGTGGAGTCGCCATCGCATCTCAACTTCTTCCTCGGGAGTCTTGGCGTCTTCGAGCTCGTGCTGCATTCGCTCCATTGCTTCCTGGACGCGGGGGTGCCTTCCCAGCTCGTTCAGCTGCCGGGTGGCTTTCTCTTGGCGGTGCCAGTCCTCGAAGCTGGGCGCGTCTCCGACTGCAACCCCATCGGTTCCCATGCCTAACGCTAGGCCCAGGCCGTCTAACGCGCGTTCGTCCGATCCGCGCCGGTCCTCGACGTATCGGCCTTCGTCAATCTCAGTGGCCGCACTGAGAATCGCTTTCTCAGCGGGATGGGCTGTCGGTGCGCTCTGGTGGCGTCGTGCGATGTGGATAGCGGGGCTCTTTGGTCGGCGGCTCATTACTCGATGATCCTCCCTTGGTGCACGCAAACTGAGACGGAAGTACACCTTTTTTGCCGCATGACTGCAATACAGCGGTCCTGGTTGCGGGGGGTGAGTGACTCTAAAATTACTCTCCACCCTTCGGTGCAGCTGCACGGACGATCCGGCCTTACACTGCATTTTCCAGCTTCCACCCATAGGCTGTACGGGTGCTCGCATGGCCTTCCGTCGATGAAGTGCGTTATCTCGAACTGCATAGCACCTTGTGGGGGAATAAATCTTACCGAAGGCTTCTCGACCCATTCGTGAGGCATCTACTGCGTCCCTCCCTGCTGCTCTCTCTGGATCTGCGCCGAGATCAGGCCTGCGGCCATCTTTGCGGGTACGCGATTTTGCACTGCGTACTCCATGAGCTGGCCCACCTTCGGACTGGTCAACATTCTACGCAAGACAAACCGCGCTCCCTCCGCCACTCCCACGCCGCCTGCAGCTCCGGCCGGATACGCCGCCCACGCCGGAACCCCCACGGCGTGAGCTGCGCCGGCTGCAGCTGCTCCCCCTGCAGCTCCAGCCACCGTGTCCACCACTTTGCGGCCGATCCCTGGGGGCTTCGGCGCAGGAAACTGTTTCGCCACCTCTTCCGCAATCGCCTTGGTCGCCTTGGCTGTCTCCGGGTTACTCACCAGGTGCGATGCTCGGTAGAGGTTCGCCACTCCATCGGGTCCAATAACCATTTGCGCTTCGCGGATGTTCTTCTCGCTTCGCAGAAACGCGCCCAGCCTGGTCTGCAGCGAACCCCCTTCTTTCGTTCCTGATCGCAAGAGCCGTGCGCCGGTCCCTGGCTGGCTGGCCATCTCCTCGCTGATCCCGTTGAATGCGCCTTCGGTGACGGCGTGGAGCCGGTCCAGGATCTTCGAATCTCTCCACGCGCTGCGAGCTGTCGCGTAGTCCTGTGCGTTGACCTGGTCGGGCTTCTTGCTCAGCAATTCGTCAATCGCGTTTTCGGTGCTCTCCACTTTGGCGAAGTCGTTAGCCTTGTAGGCCGTCGCGCGCGCCTTCTGCAGCTTTGCAAACTGTCCGCCTGTCGCCTGGTCCAGTGTGTCGTACACCGGCTGGGCCGCTTCGCGGATCTTCTCCGCTCCGTGTCCGAAACTGTTCGTGTCGGCTGCGATCGCTTGCGCGTTCACTGGCGCGAAGTTGGGAGGCGTCGTGTGTTCGGTAGCTGCGCCCGATACCTCATCCCAGATTCGGCCTGGTATCGTGGCTGCCTGCGATCCCAGCTCTTCGATAATCGGGTTTTTCGGGACAACACTTGCGGGCACTGTCGACGCGGTGGATCCGGTTTTGCCGGCAGCTCCCTTTGCCGCTAGATCCTCGCTGATCGTGCCCGCCCCAGCTCGTGCCGGCACAGTCTCACCTGGGACAACTCGCGTCGTCGGCCGCCGTGCTTCATTCAGCCGGTTTAGGGCGTTCTCTGTGGCGTCCCTCACAACGTCCTTGATGCCCCTCTGCGCGCGTGCCTGACGATCCGCGAGCATGGCCGCGGTGCGTTCCGCTTCCACTGCCGGCGCGGCTTCGTGGGCGGCTGCCTGAGCTGCCCTGGCTGCAGCTGCTGCGCGAGCTGCGGTAACTGTTTCTGCCACGGTTCCCAATACGCCGCCACCGGCTGCGCCGGCCGCTGCGGCCTCGGCTGCCTGGCGCGTGTCTCCCCCTGTATCGACTAAGGTCTGTGCGCCGGCCGTCGTGCCCGTCTCTGCGCCCATCTTGAGTGCGCGCAACCCGATCCCGACTAGACGGTCGACCACTGGGTGAGCCTTCAGGAGAGCTGCGACCTTCGCGCCCTGCTGCAGCTTTTGCGCGGAGGTGAGGCCTTCGACTGTCTGAGCGCCCTTTGCTGCAGCTGCAGGCGCTTCTGCGAGTTTCATCAACTCGGCCGGTCCCAGCAGCTCACCGATGTTTTCTCCAACCCCTCCCGCGCCTTCCCAAAATCCGTGCGTGTCGCTGTTCTGCTTCAGCCAGTCCGCCGCTTCCTTCAGCATTTGCTGCTCTCTCTCGGCCGGTACGTCTTTTCCCAGACCGAGTTTTTGCATCGCCCAGGCCTGCGGCGCGTGTTCGGTCGACTGCTCTTTCTGGTAAAGCTGGATCGCGCCGCCGATGTGGTTCTGAAGCGTCTTGCCGATTCCCGCAAAGAACTCGGCCGGGACCTGGCCCACGCCCAGATTTCCCGCGTTGTAATCCTTCTCGAACTGAGCGGGTAGAGCTGCGATCGCGTGGAGCTGATCCATCAGGCCTGAGCTCTTCGGCACAGTTGCGGGCGGTGGGGTGTGCGCACCGGGCGGGGTAGTTGGTGGCGTAGTTGGTGGGGCTGTACCGGTGAGTGTCGCCCCAGGCGGCAACGGCGGCAATCCTGGTGAGGGTGCCGGTGGTGTGTTCAAAGTCGCCCCAGGTGGTAAGGGGGGAAGGCTGGAGGTTACTGCGCCGCTGGCACCCATTGTCCCCCTCGCACTACAAGCGTTTCACCGTTTGCGCCTTTAGCTGTGGGCTCTCCCGGCTGCACCGCGTTCGCGTTTGCGGCTACGTGAGGCTGTGCCGTACCGTGCCAGGACTGCAGGTAGCGGTTATCCCCGATGATCTCCTGCTTACGATTCGCCAGCAGTGTGCGCAGCGTTGTGGCCACATCCTTGATCTGGTCTGCGTTGAAACTCTTGTCCATCAAGTTGCCGGCCTGCCGCAGCTTCGCGTCGCTGGTTCCGCTGCCGGTTCCTCCGCCCTGCAGAATCTTGGCGATTTGGTCGCTGGTTTCAGTGAGTGCCGCGCGGTATGCGGCGACTTGGGGATTACCGGCTGAAATCTTCGCCCACTGTTCAGCATTGTTCAGAGCTGGGTATTTGGTTTGGCCGAGCGCCTGAGACATAGCCACGACGGTTCCAAGGTTGCCGCTTTGGTTGTCGCGGCCGGTGAGCGAATTGAGAAAATTGAGAGTGTTATACGTGTTCGCGTTGGTGGCAAACTTGTAGTCTCCTACCGCCTTTGCGATATCGAACGGCTTGCCTGTGGTCGCCAGCGAATATGTGTTTGCCGCTGCCAACGTGGCATCGTAAGTCTTGCTGCGTTTGCTCAGGTTCGACGGGTCGGCCGTCCCCTCCACAAGTTGCTTCGCGTTCGACTGGATTGTGGTAGCGTCGGAACCTTCTTTGAGCATCGTGGTTTCCGCGTAATCCTTCGCTGCTGCAGCTCTGCTCTCTGCTGTCTGTGCGGCGTTCTTCGCAATCTCTCCGGGAACCTTAGTTGCATTCGCCTTCGATTCCTCGGTCTGCGCCTGCGTCTTCTCGAGGTTGGCCTGGGAGATCTTGAATTTCTGTGCGGCATTGCTCGCAGCGGTCTCGTAGTCATCTACGTCGCCTGCGGTAATCGGGTCACTGCTGTGGTGCTCGATGTATTGGCCAGTCGTGCTGTCGAAGGTGTGGAAGACGGTTCCGGCCGGCTCGATCGTGTTGCGGTATCCATCGGGCATCTTGAACACGCGGATCCCCGCGGTGGTGCCGTCCGGGTTGTAGTGGGGAAGGATCTCAATTTGATGGTTTTTGATCATGTTTTCCATCACGTTGGGGTCCACCTTCAGGATCTCGTTTATGTCGGCCGGGTTTGCGGCTGTTCCTAGAAGAGTGGCCTTGTCCACCTTCATCAAACGATCTTCCTGCCCCTGGGCGAATTCAACATCGTGCTGGGTGGCCTCGTGCTTGATTGCGGCCAGGTGCCAGGACTGCTCGGCGGCGTCCATGCGCAGCTTCTGGTAGTTGGCGTTGGCCAGGATTTCCTTCTGAGCTGCCGCGGTTTGCTCCGCACCCTGTTGGACGAGTTTCTGCCCCTCATCGAACCCGGCCGCCGCTGCAGCTCCGGGGTTCCGTCCCTTTCCGGCCGCCCAGCCTTTCGCTGCTCCGCCCAGCAATTCGGCGCCGATCCTCACCCACTGCTCTCCCCTGGTGAGGGATTGCTGCTTCACGTACTGGTTGCCCTGGGCATCGGTCCCGATCTCTGGCTTGGTCTTGCCGGCCAGGGCATCGGCTATGGAGTCGACCACGCCCATAATCCCCCCTTTCTTCTGGGAGGTCACAACCACCGGCTGAGTCGCTGCAGGGGCTGCAGGAGGCGGCGTGGGCGCGCTCCCGGGCGCTGGGGTAGGGGTTTGGGTCGGCGGAGTGCTGGCGGCTTGCTGTGGGGCCGCTGGCGTCGCCTGTGGGGCGGCTGCCGCGTCCCATTCGCTCCCGGATGGGGCCGAAGCCTGTATCTGGTCTGCTGCCTGTGCTCCGCTCGTTGTCGGTCCCATCTGCCCCTCTTTCTACTCCGCCCTGCACTTCTTCCGTAAACGCCTCAGTGCTTCCCGATAGCTGCACTGGCTGCCATTCCGCCTGCGGTACCCACTGCGCCGATCGCCGCGTTTATCCAGCTGTTGTCCTCGCTGGCAATATCGCTTGCAGTCTTCGAGGCTGCGGATCCAGATTCGGTTTGGGCGCTCTCGAACCCCAGCGGGTTTTCGCCGGCCGCAATGGTCTCGAGTCCCTTGCCGGCGTTCTCCCACTCGTCGTACCCCTGGGAGTAGTCGGCCTGGGCAATCTCGCTTTCTTGTTTGGACTTCTGGCCGGCAGCTGACGCCGCTAGTTCCTGTTGCAGCTCGCTCTGCGCACCGCTGGGCAATGGGTTGTTGCCGCCGCCCTCGGTCGCCTGCTTCTCGCCGAGCGCCTTTGCTGCCGCCGCGTAATTTTCGGCCGTACCCTCGACCACACGTGAATTGAGATCCTGGGTCTCGGTATCAGAGAATCCCTTCTGATTTGGTCCTTTGGCGTAGATGGACTTGAACTGGCTCACCAGTGGTCCGAAGATAGACTGCTGGTTTTCATACTGCTTTGCGGTCAGGTCCGCCGCCTGCTGGTAGGCGTCGATTTGTTCCTGCTGCAGCTGGGTCTGTTCTGCGGTTGGACCTGACATGCGGCACCTACTTTTTCTTTTTCATTCCCATTGTGTAGCCGGGATGGCTGCCAATGGCGCTGTGCGTCGTGAATTTGCCGTTGCTCTTGTGGACCGTCCGTGTGCGCTTTCCGCCGCTCTCGCTGCGTTGGGCGGTTGTCTTCTTGCTGTCCTCTCCGATACCGGGCCAGTCGCGATGCACCTTGGCGTCCACGCGGGCCTTCAGTGCCGGCGATTTGTTGGCCACCCTGGACAACGCGTTGCGCGCGTGCGAGGGGTCCTGATCCGGGTAGGTTCGGTTCGGGCCGGCAAACTTGCTGGTTGGGATTGCGTTCCTCGTCTTAGCTGTCAGCTTCGCCATGTTGTCTCCTCCTTCACAGGTCCTCGTTCCATCTGCGCCAGTACTCAAGCAACGCTTTCCACCACGTCATTTTTGGCCGTCCTGAACGCATAGGAGTATCGGTTTCCATCGTGGGTAAAGCCCAGGATGTTCTCCGCGAAGTCGCCTAGCGTTTTGCTCTTACTTACGAAATATACGGCGCTGAACCCATTTAGAGGGAGTGCCTTTTTAATCCATCCGAATCCCTTGATCATCGCCAGGGAGGCTCGGAGTGCGGACACCTTCTGGTAGCGCCGGTCGAATTGCAGGGTTATTTCTATCTCCCCGCCTGTGTGTCGAATCGACCTCACAAAGAACACGATGCCCTTCGCGTCCTCGAACACATAGCTGTTGACCTGGTTGTTTTGCTCAATCCAGTAGCGTGGAAACTGAGCTTCCCAGGTGTGGTCTTTGTCAACCGCGTTCCACCGTTGCGCCAGGGGAAGGTCTGTTTCAGTGGCCGGCCGGAACGTGTACCCGTCAAATTGATACGTCGGCAATTCGATCATCTGGCTACCTCGTAGGTGCCACTTCCTCTTCTCGTTCTTCGTGCACTCGCCCGAATATTTCCCAGTCCAGCAATCGGTCGCCAACTGTCTGCGAACCGTAGTCAAATTTGGTCAGCAGACAATCCCCCAAGGTGTTCGCGCCGCTCTGCTTGAGAACATAGCGGTCGCTGAACGCGCTGAGGCTGCGTGGCGTCTTGCTGGGGTCGTTGCTCTTGTCGTCCAGGTTCAGCTCGCGGTATGGCCGCTTGGGGCTGGGCTCGATCTCGCCCAGCAGAACGCTGATCTTCGGCCGAGCGCCCACGGCGCGGGACTTGGTGCTGATATGTACTACCTCTGCCCACTGTCCAGTGCTGCACAGACGATTTACGCCCTTGGCGTCCCAGCTGGGATATCCGGTGGGCTCGCCGGCGACTGGATCGGACCACACTGTGCCGGTGTTGTCGCGGCACAGGATTGGGCCGTTCGCGGCTGGTCCGATTAGCAGCTGACTTTTGCCAGGTGAAGTTTTCACCGACTGGACCGCGCTCGTCCCTCCACCGATCGCGCGGCGTGGGCTCCAAATAAGGCCGCTCTCCGGGGGTTGCACGATCCCCATGCGGAACCATCCTGCAGCTCCGTCCGCGACGTACATCCCGGTTTCTCTGGTTGATTGCACGTTCCAGCTCAAAAATGCGGTCGCTGGGTCGTAGAGAGCTGCGTTGATTCCGCCCGTCGTCACCCTCAGAAATTGGTCTCCGATCGGGAATCCAACTTCGGTGTATCCAACCTGGGGATTGAAGGGGTACTGCACTGCGAGAGAAGAAACTTTTCCGTTCGACTCCATGAGGAAAAGAGCGTTGTTGTACACGTCGATCGCGTTCGGGCCTAGCACGCTCACGCTGGCGAAGTAGCTCCACGCCTGGAACGAATTGCCAGCGGTGCCGTCGCCCAGAATGATCCAGACTCCATCTGTGGTGCCCACGATGATCCCGCCGTTCTGCACGGTCACGGCGCGCAGCCAGATCGGCTGTCCGGTGAACTGGATGAAGTTGAGCGGGGGCGCTTGAGTCTGTCCGTTGCCGGTGACGGCGTCGGGGCCCGCGGTCCAACACACCATGTTTTGGCTGATATACCAGGTGCGCTGCAAATGGAACAAAGATGGCAGAGCAGTCGTCGGGGGCGGGTTCGCGCTGCTGGCCACAGGCGCTGGAATAAACGCATTTAGGTCCAGGTCGTTTAGAACGTCGCGGTAGCTCCAGATGTCTGCGGCCCCAATCCTGGGGTTCGGGATAATGTCGAGCAGGATCAATGTTGGCTGCCCCTGCGCTGTGCGCCAGATATAAATCAGGTCGCATTGTTTGTCGGGAGAGTTAGGCCCCACCAGGTCGATCGAGAAGGACCCCTGCACTCCTAGACCTCCGTTGGGTACGGCGAAGATAGGCGATGCGGTTCCCACTGTGCCGTCTATGCAGTGCGGGCTCCACGCGTACTGAATTTCGCCGGACCACAACACGCTGCCCGATCCGACGTTTACCCATGTCACTGAACCGTCTGCGGTCGTAGCCCCTGGCGCTGTCGCCCAGGTCGGTACAGTCGTGTCCGAGGTTTGGACGGTGGTGATGTCCTGCACGGCCTGCAAATTGCCGTTGCTGTCCAAGACAATAGCCGGATTCGAGACGCCGGGGCTTGTGCTCCCTCCATAGTCTGTGTCCGCATACCAGGGCGCTATCTGGCCGTAATTCACGTAGGGCACAGTAAAGCTGAACGTCGTGCTGCCCTGTGTGGTCGCCCAGGTAGGCTCGACCAGGCCGTTATTGTAGGTTCCGGTGGATGGCACCAGAAAGACCTGAATGCTGCCGTTGGGGTCCAGGATCGCGATCGGCGCAGAAAAACCTCCGAAAAATCCTCGTCCCTGCTGCCACAGAGAGATTGAGCCTCCGTAGGTGGTGGCAGAGGGCGCGACCGCGGGCGGCTGAATCCCCCAGTTCTCCACTGGGCTACCAAAGCACCGCCAGTTCACCCCTCCGTCTTCGCCGCCGTCGTTGGTAACGTCCCCCAGGATGGTGGACCATACTGGCTGCGTGTTGCCCGTCGTCCCCGCCTGGTCGATCAGCGCGACGCCGGTGCCCGTGTCTGCGGTATCCGCATAGGAACCTGCCACCACGAGAAACGCTATTTGATTGTCCGTCAGCTCCAGCTGGGCAAGGTTGGCGTCCGTGATCCCTTTCCAGACCTGTGTACCATTCCACTCTGGATGGGCTGTCAGCCCTGAAAGCGTCAGCGTCTGATTCGAAGGGATTGGTGCCACTGGCCCGGTGAATCTGACCACAAGGAAGCTGGCCGAAGCGTTCCCCGGGATAAATACCACTTTGGTCGAGGCCACGTGGTAGGTGACGGGGTTGGCTTGAATGCTCTGAAGGTTGCCGTTCGAATCTACGATGTAGTTGCCAACGTCGAAAAGAGTGTTGGCCATCCACGTCTTCGACGATCGCAGGATCTTCTTTGTATCTACCCCGTCGCCTAGAAACAGGGACGTATTCACTGCCTGAAAACGGGCTGCGCCGGCGCCGGAGGTTTTTGTAAAAAGAGCCGTCTTCTGTCCTGGCGTCGCGTCGTAGATCACGCCGTCCGATCCGTCGACAATCGTTCGCACGATCTGCGCGGCGTTCTGTATGTAGCTCCAACTGTAGAAGCTAAGAAGTGCGGGAAACGTGTTCGAGTTGAAGACTGAACTACCAGGCGCACGTCCGTCCGTCATGCTCTGCAGGATCTCGCGGTTCAGTCCGTCAATGATGGAATCGAAACGGCTGCCTGAATAGAACTTCGAAACTAGATACTCGACGGCCGCATCTCGGTAGGGGCTGCGCTGTTCCGGTGTCCACATGCCTGTGAACTGTCGCGCTCCCATGCCCAGTGCGCCGTACTTCGTCGGGTTGCGGACCGCCCCTGCGGCCTCGATCGGACTCGGCATTTTTTATCTCTGTCTGCCGGCGATGCCGCTCTGTGCCATTGCCTGGCTGCGCAGTGCGGTCCGCGTCGTGTTCATGAATTGGTTGAAGAACATATCTTTGGCCTGCGCGTCCAGGCCGTCCTGCGTGGCCAACATCTGCGCAATCCACTCTGCTCGCCAGATACCGAATCGAGCGTCGTTTACCAGCAGAGCTCCCTCGCTCAGCATTCCCTTGGTGAATAGGTAACCGAAATAGTCACTCAATGGGGTAAAGGTGTCCGCTGGGCTTGTCAGAAGCGGTGCGGCCATCTGGTAGTCGAAGAAACCGGTGTACGGAGCATCGGGAACGCTATTGAAGCGGAAGGTGATGTTTCCCTGGTTGTCGTCGTACTGCGGCGCAACCTCGGTAGGTTGGCGCTGAAAGCTCACTCTGGCCAGGGACGCGCGTCCGTTCAGCTCGAATATTTTGTCGTTGCTGTCCGTCATCCACTGGGTCTCAATGAAACCCAGATTCGGAATGGATACGGTGTAGTCGGTTCCCTTCGGTGTGCTGATCGGAATTTTGACGTTGGCTCGGTTCTGTCTCCAAACGAACGGCGGTCCCAGCATGGTTCCCAGGACGGTGTTTGACATCGTCACGCCGGGTTCCATGTTGTTCACGCTCAGCCGCTGATTGTCGATGAGCGTCTGTACGTAGGTCAGGACACTCTGCACACTCAGGGTTATGGCCACCTAGACGGTCTCCCAGTCCTCGGCTAGCAGGTCAGTCTGCGAACATAGCCAGGGAACGACGGTGCCCTGCGCCGTCTTCATGGCGATGTAAGGCTGGTAAGGCACCAGCGCGTCTTCGCCCCATTCCTTCTTCGCTACGGCGGTGCGAGCTGGATACTCGCCTGCCGGCACGTAGTAGAGGAACATCCCTTTGCCGTTCCAGCCTGACCGGGCCACCTTGTAGCCCAGTTTCATCTGGTCAACTGCCTCACCGATTCCCATGCACTCCCCCTTTGGAGCTATATATATATCTATCTAGCTCAGTTCCACCCATACGGGTTATCGGCCGTGCGCGGTGCGCTCGGTCCCCAGTATGGTTCAACTACACCGGACGCCGGCAGCAGCGCGTAGGCGTTCACTTCTCTGTCGCCTTGCTTCTTGGCCGCCAGCATAGCGTTCAGCCACTCTACGCGCATATCCTGGCCGCGCTTCATATCTCCGGGGTTGGGGCTGTTCTGCAGACACTGGGACTGCAGGCCGCGAAAGAAAAAGCGGCTGAAGCTGTCGGGGATCGGGTCTAGCAGCTGTTGCATGGATCCGAAGCGCGGCGGTTCGCGCTGGTAGTAGGGCAGGATCTCCAGCGTCGGTCCAGCGGCACTCGGAAGTCTGTCGATGCGGAACCCCTGGGAGTTTGGGCTTACGCACGTCCAGGTAACGGTTCCGTCCAAAATAACAGCTCCTTCCTGCGCGTTCGCGGGTAGGAAAGGGGCAGTGGATCCCGTCGTTCCGAACACAGTTACGATCAGGATGTTCCCGTTCTTGTCCAGCATGGACATTAGGGGGTTCTGTCCACCTGGTGCGCTCGTCCCCAGCAGCGCGTAATAAGTGATATCCGGTCCTGGCCATACACCGAGGGTCAAATCCGAGTTGTACATCCAGCACAGATTTTCGGGCCACCATCGGCTCACATTGGTGCGGCTCAGTCCGCGACGCCACTTGATGTTATTCAGTGGCTTCGGAACCAGAGTGTTGTTGACGTCGACCACGTCGCCGTCTTCGCCCCATCCGATCGCGCCTCTGGGCTGGGCCAGCTGTGGATAGTCCTGCTGGTAGCTGTTGGTGTAGAAGGGCACAGCGGTAGAGCGGTTCCACTTCCAGTTGTAGCGTTCGCAGACCATGTCTGCCATCGTCTCGCTGGCACACTCCAGCGCAAGAGTATCCCCGTAGCCGCTCGGTCCACCTCGCGGATCGGGGATACCCTTGGCTGCGATCGTATTGAACACGTCGCGTAGCTGGATGCTGGAGTTGCCCACTGGCTATGCCCTGGTGTCAGTTCCCGATTCCTCGGCGTCTTCCTCTTCATCTTCGCCCAGGTCCAGGTGAATACCGTGCAGCTTCAGCTGGGCCAGCAGCGAATCGTGAGCATCCTCAAGGGTGGCCAGTCGCTCTTCGACCGTTTGTTTGGCTTTCGTCGTCTTGGCTGCCTTCTTCGCAGCACTTTTCTTCGCGGTTGTCATGGATCCTCCAGGTCAGGCTTCGTACATCAGAGTTGCGGAGCGGAGCTGCGCGCTGGGGACGGCGGCGCTGGCCGCGAGTGTAACGCTCAATGTGGCGGCGGCGGTGAGGTTGACGGCGGCGGATACGGCTGTGTTCGTGTCGAGGTACGTCGCCGCTGCAGCTGCTGCAGCTGTGCCAATGTTCGCGTCGACTCGGCCGTGAGATTCAATCGTTGCAGTCGCGCCGAGAGAAACCACCGTTAATTCGAACTCGAAATAGATCGGGAGGTTTACGCTAGCCGTCGTGTTCGTCGCGGCCGTGGTGATCGTGCACAGTGTCACACCACCCAGCACAAGAGCGAAGCTGAGGGTGGCCACGTTCGCCGCGGTGGTGGAGTAGATCACGCAGGCCTTCACGCGCATTTTGCGGCCGGTGACGTTCAGCGCACCAGCTGTAAAGGTGAAACTCAGCAGGCCCTGGGCCGTGGTGATCGCTGTCAGAGCGGCCTGCGCCGGCAGAATCAGCGGAGCTGCCATCGCTGCCATGAACTTGCGCCCATTGGTGCTGCCGCTGGAATACATGACGCCGTTGACCTGGTCCAGCGCAATTGACTTCTGGTCCCAGATGTTTACTCCGGCTGCGTTCGGAGGTCCGTAGGTTGAGCGATCTGCACCCATTCTCTGCCTGCCTTGTCTGCCCCGCTCTGCGCGGCGCGCTTCAGTTGTTTTCGTTTAGGCCACAGCCTGGGGATAAAAGTCGCTCGGCCTGCGCCGGTAGACTGGCATTCCCTTGCCGTCCTTCACCTCGAAGGTGTTGCCGCAATCCATGACGGAGGAGTACTCGTCCGACTTAGAATCTTCGCTCTTCTCCATCAATACAGCGAAAGCCTCTGTGTCGCTCTTCCACTTGCCCACGCGCTCTCGAGCCTGATCCTTCGTCTCCATCTTTCCAGTGCGGAAATTCTTCTGCGGCTCCGGGTTCTGGTCGTATGGGTGCGGGCTGAAAACGGCAAGTCGGCAGATAGCGCAGTGAATGAGGATAGTAAATCCGTCCATCATTCGTACTCTCTTCAGAGTGGTGTCGCCCTTCCCCTTATAGATGTTCTTGGGGCTCGCGCCCTGGCGATGGCTGCACTTGGCCGAGACTGCCGCGCGTCCGCGAACCTTGCTCGCCAGTTCGGACTGACGCTGTGCGTTCTGTGTCGACCGAGATTTCTCCGCAGCTTCGAACTTCTCCAGGTCGCGCTGGGCGATCTTCATGTTCATCTCAGCTGTTTTTAGCTGGATCTCTTCGAGCTGTTCCCTCATCGTTTTTTCGGCCATCTGGATCCTCCCAAAAACTTCTTACCGCGTCCGGTGGTAGCCCAGTCATTGCTACTATGTGGCCCTTTCGGGCACCGAATCTTCGGTTTTCTACGTGGTCATTGGAACCGCGATGGCGATACGCATGCGGCTCGTAATGTCGGGCGGTGGCCCGATTCCGAGAACGCAGTTGTAACCCGTCCCTGCCATGATCAGCTGGTTGGCGTCATAGGCCGTGCGGGCGGTGAACTTCTCAGCCCACAGGTCCAGGTTCTGCCACTTGTGTCCAGGCTTCGTCAGCTTTCCGTGAGGGAACTGAATGAATACCATCGCATCCATACCGGCCAGATAGGTGCTGATTCCGGTCTCGCCCGAACCCTGCCAGTTCGCAGTCTGGGTCTGGTTGGTGCTCTTTCTCCAGTGGCATCCAAACAATTCGAGGGTGCGCACCGGGGCTTCGCCGTCGTCTCCGTCAAGAGGTTCAAGCTTCAGCTGGCCGGCGTCCGTGTGTTTCCAAATGTCGACAATCGAGTTATTCGAGTCATCGAGCATCAAGTCTGAAACGAAGAACGGGTGGATGCTGCCGTTGTAAAATCCGTCCTTCATCTGCGGAACCTCGGCACCTTCGAGCGAACCTGGCATCTGCTCGATGATGTTTTTGGTGAACGCATACGGCGAAGTGGTGGCGTCCTGGTTGGTCGTGCGCGTGTCCATCGTGCGCAGGTAATCCATCTGGTACATGATCAGGTCGTCAATCGTCAGCGCCAGCTGATAGGCCATGATGCGGCGGTTTTCGACCAGGTCATCGGAGATTGAAGTAAGTGCGGCGAAGTCGGAAATGGTGTTGAAGTTCGCCCATTGGCCTACCACAATGTCCTTGAAGTTGACATTGATCTGCTCTGGCGGTCCCGGGGTTCCTTCGGTTTGCTGCGTCACGTCTGGACCGAGCGGAATCGACATAAAGTTGCGCCAGGTCTGGCCGCTCTTTTCGGGTAGGTCCATGTGTGTGCACATCAGCAGCTTGTTGGTCTGGGCATAAAGCCACTGCATGAACACGCGGTTGTAGTACACGGTTAGCCGCGCCTGCGGCATGTTGGCGCTGGTCTGTGCCGCCTGGGTCGCTCCGCCCTCGGAGACTACTGGGGCGTGGGCGGCCTGCGCGGCCATCTCCATCGACGTTGCGCCGGTGGCCACCAGGGCAGCTGCGCAAGCGATTAGGACCTGCAGTAGTGGCCAGAGAATGTATTTCACCAGCCACGCGGAAATTCCCGCCTGAGTCGACGCGGAAATTCCTATCGGGCGCAGAGACCGAGCGGTCCCACTCACCCATTGCTTCTTCTGTTTCCACATTCGGTACTTCAACGTCTGCGTACCCATAGTCCCGCTCCCCGGCTCAGGCTGAAACCTTCACCGTTGACGGGTAGTAGAACTCACAGGCCTCCGCGTAGTCCTTGTCGCCGCTTTCTATCAGCGCCTTGGATTTCGCCATGCTCATCCTGTCGATCTGCTCCCGCGTGTATTTGAGTGCCTTTGTTTGGGTGCTGGGGGCTCCGCCGCGAAACCTCGTGCTTGGCGTTCCTGTCCCATTGCGCCCGCTTCTAGGTGTCTCAACACGCTGAACCTGGCTTTCCCCAGGAAGCGGTTCGACTTCCACTGTTACTTCATCGCTAGCAGGTTCTTCAAACAGTTCGCCTGCAGCAATCATTTGTTTGTACGTCTGCGTCATGATCTCTTTTGTGATCAGAGATACATCGCCGTCCACGATCTGGCCCAGCTTAGTGGCCAGCAGGGTCCGGTTCGGCTTGCAGTTGTAAAATTCCGGGTGTTCTCGGATCCAGTCGTCGGCTCGCGCCTTGAACGTATCCATCGCCATCTTGCGCGGGTCGATACCAGTTGCATCCTGCACAAGCCTGGCGGCTGCCTCCGCGGCCTTGGCCGGGTTCGATAGGTCGGCGGTCGCCTGCATCGTCTCTTCGGCTGTGAGGCGACTGCGAGGCCTGATAAGGATGGGCGTTTCCGGCTCCGGTGTGGCTTCGGTGCGCCGTTCCAGGGCTTTCCTCGCGTGAAGGTTATTCAGCGCGATTTTGTCGTTTACTTCTTCCTGGGTTTTGCCGTAGAAAGCGATCGGGTGGGTTCCATCTTCCAGATCCAGAACCCGGCAGAATGTGCCCGGTTCTACTGGCTTTCCGTTAGGGCGAATTGTCACCCACTCCATCTTCATTGCGTCTTCTCCAGCTCCGCCACTTCAGCATTAACGATCATTTCCAGCTCTGCGGCGGCCCTCTTGAAAATGTTCACGTAGGCCCATTCAGCTGCGATCGCGTCACGGTTAGTCAACGGGTTGTCCTGGCTATAAGCAATAGCACGTTTTTGGTGCACAGAGGTAGACTTTTCAATGAGTCGCCGGAAGAGTTCCCAACCCGGCATCTCCTTCCATTCCTTCAGGTCCAGACGCTCGCCGCGGGTCAATTCCCGGTCTGGATCGTCAAAGGCTCGCCGTATTGCGGGGGCGGTCTCGCGCTCTTCCTGCACCTCTCGGCCTTCCCGAACTGCCTTCAGCTGATCGGTCAGAGGTTCGCCGCGCAGATACCTTTCGTGGGCAGTTAGCTCGGCCATACTGGCTCCTCTTCTCCGGTGCCGTCGACAAGGCGCGGCACCCCGGACACTCCGGCGTTCGGCGCAGGTAATAACGTCTTTGGCAATTCCAGCAGGTTACCGTCTTGTCGGGGATTTGGTTCTTGTCCAGCATTTACAACCTCCGCATACCATGCCATCAGGTGGCCGAGCTCCTGGATCGTCATGGTTACATTGTCCCGATCGCGCAGGGTGGTCCATGCCTTGAAACCATCGCTAAACGGCTTACGGACGAATTCCTTAGCGCGATTGATTTTGTGATCAGGTACGTCACGCGGCCGGATCATGCTCCCCCTCCCGGTAGGCCATTGGTCAGCTGGGCTAGATCTGTGTTGCGTTCCAGCCGGCCTTCCGCCTCCTCGAATTGTGTAGATCCTTCAAGCCTTTGTGCGGCGTGGTCGACCAGCGGTTTGACGATCGCAAGCTTGGTGTCTTCTGCTCCCTTGGCTGCGATAGCGTCGATCTTGTTTTTCCCGCGCTGGTTCTCGATCGCAGCGGCTGCCTGGGTTCTCTGTACCGCTGGATTCATCATCTGGAGCTGCTGTTTCTCTTCGTCGGTCAGCGGCACAATTATGTCCTCTGCTCCCTGCAGCTCGCTCACCCGCATAAATATCTTCTCGATCGCGGCGAAGTTGATGGTGCTGCCTTTCTCGTGCATGAACTGCATCAATTGGGGCTGCTGCAAAAGTTGTAGGAGGAAAGGTATGAGCTGCTGGATGGCGGCCTTGGCCGCGAGCTTCTGGCCGGCCAGAATCTTGATGTTGAACTGTGCGCTAAGAAGCTTGTCCGGGTTGATTTTGCTAATAATCTCTTCGGAGTACTTCTTACTCAGGATCTCGCGCAGCTCGCGCGGCGGCATCTTGGTTTGGATGATCCACCACAGGAACCGATACCACCTGGTCAGCACGCCGGCGATGTTGGAGATTGGACCGGCCACGTTGTCGTCTGCCTTGTTGCCCAGGCGGTTTACACCTGTCGCGGTTTTTAGTGCAGTCGATCCGGGTCCGGTGTTTCCCTGCATCGTGGTGGAGTTGGCTCCCACCAGGTCCTCTCCGCCCTCCTTTCCCATTTTGTAGATTTCGAAAGCTTCACGCGGGATTTCCGGTTTTGGTGCGTACATGAAGGCTTTGCGTATGTCACCCCCCGGCGCGTTGATCCCCCAGAGTGTTCCCAGTCCCATCACCACGTTCTGCGTGGGTTCGTTGCCGCTGCTGGTGTCGTACATGAGCGGCGCACTCATCCAGTAGGCAATCATCTTCAGGACTTCGTTTAGTACGCCCTGGTCCATGCGCTGGTCGCCGGCGTTGAGGCGTCCCACGCCCATCCCATAGCCGCTGTTGTCAATGTCCCACCAGTTGGCAGCGACACCCAGAGCAAAATCCTGCAGGTCATGGTCGCCGTTGCGGATCGTCTTTCTCCGTCCCTGGTAGCACAGCACCTCGATAATTTGTTCTCTCGTGGAGTACTTCAGGCGCATCAGCGGGCGCAGGGTTGGGTCGTGGTTCGTGTCGATGTGCTCTCCCTCGGCGTGGAAGACTACAGCGGAATTGGATCCCATACTTTCGGACGTGGTGGAAGCGGCCGGCGCGTCTCCGTCTGGATTATCGAAGAAGAATTTTTTCAACTCTACGTCATTGGGAATGTCTTTGTAGCACTCCAGGCCACGTAGCTGCTGCAGGTCCTGCAGCGTCAAATAGTCCACGTCGATTTTTCCCTGGGCGCTCAGGTCCGGCCGGTTCGGAGTCCTCCACTTCGGATCGTAGAGAGTTGTTCCCAGCTTGCGGTATTCAAAATAGGGCCACGTTTCCGTGACCGTCGTTTCTGCTTTTACAAAGGTGTCACTCTCCCACGTGTTAACCACGGCTGCGGGACCCAGGGGTTTTTCGATTTGGACCGGGTCCGCCTTTCTCTTGCGCGTGGTCTGCTTTATGGTGCGTTCTTCGAATCCCAGGTCTCCCAGGCCTGTCCCCTGCAGGACCTGGCAGTCGATCATCAGGCCGACGTTATATTCGAGATCCGCTCGTTCATCGAGAACCGTGAAGCAATGAGTAATGGCGTCGATATAGGTCTGTGCATCATCCTCGCCGGCGAGAGGTCCGCGGGGCTCAAGTAGGAAGGGAGTTTGATCCGCGAACACACCACGCTTGATCTGCGTCGCCATTGTGTTAGCGTTCTTGGCCACGTTGAATCGGCTAATCCTGGTAGTCCCCCCACCGTTTCGCCATCCGCGATCGAAGTTCGGACTTTGCTTCAGATAGTCGATGTATTGCCATTCGGCAAGCCACGCATTCTCATCCAGCCACGCGGACCACTCCTGGTAGTTCTGCCATACGATCGTCGCCGCCGCGTCGTCGTCGTACTTTGTTTCGGTTGTTCCGTCCTCTCCAACCTTGGCCTGTGACTGGGCGATTCTCGGCGTGAGTTCATTGCCCAGGGGCATTCCATCCCCACCTGGCCGTGCTGCTAAATCGTCGCCTTCACGTTCAATGTCCAGCTCTTCAGCCATCAGTCTTCGTCCTCGTCGTCTTCCTCTTCTTCGTCGCCTTCTAGCGTGGTCTCGACTGCACAGAAACATTCCTTCGCGGTTCGGTAGTCTGGGGGAACGTTGTCCACTACGCGCTTACCGCACGTCCTGCAGATGACTGGATTACCGTTTGCCTTGGCCTCGAGGAAACCCCGTCCCGATTGCGTCACGGTCACCCAGCCATTCCTATCCATCCAGTCCCCCTGGCATTGGCGGAAGTTGGTACGTGGTCGCTTTCTGCATCGCTTGTTGGCTCGCCATCGCCTTTTTCCTCAGCTGCTCGTCCACCTGGGGCATTCCGTGCTGGTCCAGCAACCAGTTGATTGTAGCGTCGTCGCGCCGGCGCGCCTGGATCTCAATTTCCTCCTCTTCCAGGTTTGCTCGCATCTGGCTGATCGGCACCAGGTCCGCAAGTCTGCAGACACAGTCCACTATTCCGGTTTCTTCGACCAGGCCGAATTGTACGAACTGCCTGCGGCACTCTTTGGCCTTGGTCATTCCGGTTGAAAACACCAGGCGCCCTACCTTCATGAGTGGTTCGAGTTGCTTGGTTTCTAGCACTCGGCGGTCCTGGTTCTCCTCCCACTCTGCGTACTGAATGCGAATGCTGAGGTTTCTCCGCGCGGCCTCGTTGCGAATTAGCGGGGTCATGAAGTCGCTTCCCGGGGTCGTCATAATCATCATGGCGTCCGCCTGGCACTGGCGATGGGCTTGCACGATCCGTTCGGCCAACCTGGTGGGCATCCAGTTCCCACTCCAGCAGTCGATGGCGTATACGCGCCCGTCTAAGACTCGCGCGGCAACGCCCTCGGCGTTCTGGGTGCTTTTGCTTCCTCCGAATGGAAGTCGCCAGCACGTGTAGGTCTGCCCGCCGTAGGGTGGAATCCTCTGCGGGTCCATCTCGCAGCTCGCGTACATTGCCTCTGGGAACGTCGGCACCACTCCGCCCAGTGGATCGTTCTGCTGCTGACACATGAAGCTTTCGTAATTCTCGTAGAACTTATCTCGCATCGAACCCCAGTCCATGCCTGGTAGGTCCGAGAAATTCAGAATTACGTCGTCCTCTTCTGGAAACTCGCCCATCACCAGCCGCTGGCCGTTCTTCATTGTCAGCGCACCTCGGATGAGCACCTTCCATTTTTGAGGGTCCATACTGGCCAGCGTCTCGCCGTATAGATCCTGTGGATGGTAGCGCGTTCCTGGAAGGTACAGGTATCCGCCGCGGCGGATGGTGTTCTTGTTGGTGTGGTGACTGTCGATCACCTTGCGCCTGGATTGCGCGCTTGCGTGTAGTCCGCTGTTCTTCGTGTCCACCATATCGTCGCACTTGTCGACCCAGGGGTGCCATCCGCTCTGTTGCGAGTCCGGGGACGTGAAGGCCAGCGTGGAATCAATATCCCGCATATCGTGCGTGGGTGTACTCCAGGTGTCGAGCGAATGGAAGGGCCATTTGTTCACCACCAGTTCAGGAAAAAGGCGCTGCACCATAGAGGAAATTTTGTAGAAACAGAAATAGTCTGCGATCCCCTTCGCCACAGCTCGGGCCAGCTCCTGGGTGGCGCTCTCATTCAGGATCGTAACTGTCTCTGGAAAGGCCAGTATCCACTGCAGCGAATCGACACGGCTGAAGGTGGTTTTGAAGGTTCCGCGCGGATCCAGGTGCATCCTGTTTTTGATAGGGTGCTGCTCTGGGATGCTCACCTTCGGGTTTTTGGGAAAGTAGAGGTCCGCCACTGGCGCGTGAAGGACGGGATGAAAGTCCGTGAACCCCATGATCTCGGCCAAAAAAAAGTGGTCCGTGATGCACCGATGCCGCATATCCTCCCGGTATGCGGCATCGGTGTCCACCCTTTTTTCGTCAATGACCATGAATTATCCCATCATCTCTTGCGGGGCGGCTTCGCCTCCGGGTTCTTCTCCTCCCGGCTCTTGTCCACCAGCTGGTGGCTGGTTCATGGCGAACTGATCAGCAATGTGCTGGCCAGCTTCTTCAGGTCCGGTACTTACAGCGACGTTGCGCCGTTCCGGTTCAGTGTCGGTGTCGCCGCGTTTGCCCTTGTAGGTGTGGTGGTGGACGATGTTCCCGTCCTCCGCCTCCTCGCTGCGGATTTGGTGAAGATGCTTCTTCTTCGCCTTGTGGTCGCGCTCGCCCTTCTTCTCTTCTGCCATCGTCCCTCCCGGGGAGAAATCTTAGCCGCAGCTGAATGTCTGAACGTTGACGGTGGTCAACGTGCCGCCAGTCGCTCCGCTCGATGCGACGCTGATCACGAAGGTGGGCAGCACGGCAACTGTCGGAGGATTGGCCGATGGGTTCCCAGCGTTCAGGAATCCGGTTACAAAATTCGAGAGGGTGACGCTCGCCACCTTGGTCTTGTTTACGTAGAACTCGATATCGCCGGCGAGAGTGCCGCTGACGGAATCGAAGATGAGACGCGCGTGGATCCAGAAAGCGGCGGTGGCGCTGTTCTGTGTGACTGCTCCGCTCGATCCCAGCAGGTTGCCGGCTGAAATGGCAAGTCCCTCGTACAGCTTCAATGTCAGGGTGCCGCTGGCCGTCGTCTTTAGGTAGCCGGAAACCCAGAGGTCAAACACTGCCTGCTCGATCTGGGTGTCGGGCGGGATTGCGATGCTGAGTGGTACGGCTGCGTTGGGTGCGCTGGGAACCAGCGTTTCTGCGGTTGCGGCCAGTGTAAAAAGTACCGGGAGAACGCCGGCCTGGGTTTGGGTCTGCGTAGCCTGCTCGTTGAGCGGGATTTGGTTAGCCACGCTCGCGGCTCCCGAAACTGGTCCATACGGTCTAATTGAAAGCGGCATCAGTCATTCTCCTGCGGAGGGTGTGTTGCTGCCCGCAAGTATATGCTTGCGCTCGTTTTTTTTGCTGGGATTTTTCTTCTGGGTACCATCCCCGCGTCGCAATGCGGCCCGGTTCGGGCTGTCGAACCTGCGCAATGCGAACCTGGAAAGGACCGCCGTGGTGCCGTCTTCAAACTGGACCTGGACGCGGATCCCCTGCGTGCGCAGCACCTCGCAGCGCAGCCCCTTCAGGCCTCGAATTTGTTGCTGCACCACGTGCGGATAGGTGAGTTCGCTCATGGCTTGGGTGGTCCCTTGAGTATGTCCAGGGCCGCATTTAGTATTCCTCGTTCAATGTCGTTCTCCTCAAGGAGTTCCCGGTATAGCTCTACGCTGAGGTGCATGCAATATCCGCAGTTTGCGCACGACACTTGGACTAATCCGTCTACCAGGTCTGCGACTGGGCGATGGTTGTCGCACAGGGGAGAAAGGGTCTTGCCTGATAGAGAACATAGAGAACCTGGAAAACGTTCGCTCATGGGTGGATTCCGTTGTGGAGCGCGCGTGTCTCTGGATCCACTTCCACAATATCCAGCTCGAAGCGACACCCCATCCTTCGGCCGATCGCATAGAAAATTGCCCTGAGAGCTCGCGCGTTGCTGCCTTGTCTGCCGATCATCTTTCCAACGTCCTCCGGTGCGACGTGGAGGATGTAGCTGGATTTCACGTCGCCTGCTTCTACGGCGACATATACGCTGTCGGTGTAGTCCACCATTCCTGTAGCGGTCTCATGCAACCACTCCAGCGCGGCCTGGTGGCGCTCGATGAAGTTGTCCTGGTCCGGTTCTCCAATATCGGAGAACCGCCCCGCCTCAAAGGGGATGCGTTTGTACTTACTACTGTTCATCGTGAACCTCCGATTCGTTCTCTACCTGGGATGGTGGTTCGTTTCGACCTGCAAAATGTCTCGCGAAGGCCTCCGGGGTGGGTTCGATCCCGCCCACCTGGGCTTCGCACTCAGCTCTGAACGCCGCGAAGGCTTCCGGGTAGAGTAGATCCGGCCGCTTCTTCTCCAGGGCCCGGAAACGCTTGTAGGCCTCTCGCTCTTCCGGCGTGCTGGGGTGTCGGCAATATCGGCACTCGCGTTGGTCTTGTACCGTGCGCAGTGCTCGCTGACGTACCTTTAGGCAGCGGTCGCTGCACACTACCGATCCTTTCAGTAGACGGGCCTTGGGGATAGGCTGTGCGTCGACTATGCAGAATCCTTCCATGTTTACGAATGCTCTAGATGTTCTAGCCACGGAACTCCTCGAATTTCCAGTCTTTTACTTCTTTGTCCCACTGAACGCCTCGGAACCTCCACCAGGGAAACATTGGCGCGGCCACTTTGATCTTCACCCGCGCGTCGTCTTCCCAATGGCCGCCCTTCACCTCGTGCAGCTCTACGCTGCCAAACTTGCCCTGGTCGTCGGCCTGAACCACCAGAAAGTCGATATCAAAAAATGTGCTTGGGGCCAGGCGAAGTTTCATCGGTTCGAATCGGTAATCTAGAATCTCGCCGGCCGTCTTTCGTAATTCCAGGTGGGCGGCGTATCGCGCCTCTAGGTTGTTCATCTTTCCCGATGTGTGTTTCACGCGCCCAGACTTGGGCGTGGGTGCCACTGTGGCCTCTGTCGGATTGTCACGTTTTTTCCATTCCGCGAAGCTCATCTGCTTCAGGTCGGATGGCCTATGGATCCAGTCGCGGTGCAACTGCGCTTCTGTCCGGTTGTTTATAGGCTTGACAGGCTCGTGACCCATGCCGATACAATAAGGGCATGAAAGACAAAAAGCAACATCTAAAAGCCGCTCCACCTAAGAAGGGTCCGGTGGCGATGGAACGACGGATTGATCTCTCTCTTCGCATGGTTCCCCAACATGCAGACCAGGTCACCCGGGCCGCGGCATTGGACGCCCAGCGCCGGGGCAGCGCTGCGTCTCGTAATGATTTCTGTGTGGCGGCGGTGCTGGCAGCCGCGCGTAAGGTTCTGGAGGAAGCATGACCCCACAGCAGCGGCAACAGTTGGAAGAAGCGAGATCAGAAGTAGCTTTCGTTTATCGAGAGCTACCATTCCCTAGTTCATTGGCAGAAAAACTTCTGCGCGTGATCGAATCTATGGACAAATTCCTCGGCTCCGACTCCCCTCCAGCGCCCAAACCGTGCTGGCGTTGCGAAGGAAGCGGTGTCCGTAGCTTTCAGGAGACGATGGGAAGCCCAGACCATCCGTGTCCAGCCTGCCAGGTACCCACGCCAAGTTCATCGCGGCCTGCCCGTCGTATTTGACGCCCTCCCGGCTGAACTCAACTCAGCGCCGAGCAATACGAGGCTCTGCTATTGTGACTGCCTCGGTTCCTCCGTACAGTGTTCCGGGTGCGGATGCTGCCCAGGCTGTCGCCCGCTTGTATGCGTCCCGCGCTTGCTGTTCGTCGTTTGCCGTGTTCTGGTTCACCTGGTGTTCTTCCTGTTTACCGTTTTCCATGTGCTAGCTCCATTTCTTCTAACTCCGTGAAGAGCGCCCTTACCGCTGCTGCGTCTGTGTCCTCGGCTTTCGGCGGAGCTGGCTCGTAGCGTCGCGCGAACTCGTCTCCGTCGCTCTCCAGCACCAGCGCCAGGAATAGCATCGCCTCTCCCAGCTCCGTGACCGTGGCGAAGCGCACTTCCATCCGTCCAGGCTCCAACGTCATCGAGGTAGGCAGAGACGCCAGCGTGGCCGGCGCAACGTCGCGCAGCACCATGTGGCGAATCTTGCGGCGTGATAGGCCGGCTTTCTCTTCTCGGAGTTGGGCGAGTAGGGCGTGTGGATCGTCCGTCTCCTGGAAGCGGGCGAGTACCCCGCTCAGTTGCTCGCGCGAGACGGTGTACGTGTTCCCTACCTTGTCGATCGGAAACAACTCCATCAATTTGGCGGTGGCGCGTGGTCGGAGCTGGAAGAGAAATTCAAGTTCGTCGCGCGTGTAGTGGGAACGCACCGAGTTGTTGACCGCCCTGCGGATCTCGTGAAGCCTCGGAAGCCAGGAAATTGGCCGCGCCATTGGTGTGCCGCCTCTCTTCCCTCAGTTTCTCGCCACACTGGAATTAGTGCAAGTTCGCGCAACAACTGCCTAACTGGTGTTAGGTCCGCTTTTTAGGGCCAGAATGCTGGGGTTTTCTGGTCTTGGTCCCCTGCAGGTTTTGGCAGATGGGTGTTTACGAAAGCACTTATCGCAGTTGACGCAACGCCAGCGCCACCATTGGTTGATCGCAATGCAAGAGTGAAAGTGAAGAACTTTGGGCATCTCCCAGCCTCCTTTCGAATTAGCTATATATGTATATAGTTATACACCTATCTCTATAGTTCTATAGGTATATATATAACTACATATGTACATCATCGCGGTTGCCAATCAGAAGGGCGGTTGCGGCAAGACAACAACCGTCATGAACCTAGCCGGGGGCCTCACAAAGGCCCAGTACCGCGTCCAGGTGGTGGACGCCGATCCGCAGGCCTCGGCCACCATCTGGAGCCTCGCACGAGGGCAGGGAAGCCTGCCCTTTGACGTTACCACCGCTCGCCAGCTCAAGGGTCGTTTCTCGGCCCTGGCGGCCGGCGAGTATGACCTGGTCCTGGTCGACTGCCCGCCTGGTGTCACTGACACTCAGGACGACGCCGGCCGCTTCGCGCGAGCTGCGATTCACGGAGCGGATGCAATCCTGGTCCCGCTGCGTCCGTCGACCTTGGATTTTGCAGCTGCGTCCACGTTTGTTCGCTACCTCGAGCGCGAGAAGGATCCTCAGACGAAGACGGCGGTTCTGATCAACGGTCGACAGCACACGCTGTTGGGGCGCCAAGCTCCTTCCCAGGCTGCGGTGCTGTTCGCGCCGATCGCCGGCGCGGTCGTGCTTGAAACCACCATCGGGCTACGTGCGCCGATCACGGAAGTGGCCGGCTCTGGCAAAACCATCTTCGACTATGCCCCAAGTCACGAGGCGAGTCGTGAATACGCAAACCTAACCAAGGAGATTTTAGAATGGCTCAGCAACGCGCTTCCCTCGATTCCCTCAGCCTCGCAGGACTAAAGGTGCCCCTTACCCCTACCCGCGACCGCCGCGAGCTTGTAGATGCCCCGGAAGCGCTTCCAGTGGCATCTCCCAGGACGGTTCCGTCGAAGCCATACGAGTCAGCTGCGGACGATCCTCTGGTTCCTTACCCGATCCAGCTTCGCTTTAGCCAGGTCCAGGCGCTGAAGCGATTGAAGAGTGAGCGCGGCATGGTGCCGGCCCAGCTCGTGCGCGAGTGGGTTGCGCGCGGCCTGCGCGACTTAGAGGGCTAGCTGCTGCGGAGTCGGGTTCTGGCGATGGCTGGGGGGCTCGCCAGGATCTCGATTCCGCCGCCCTTGGTTGGGTAGCGGAATCTTAGCTTGGGGTGGGCGAGCTGCACCTTTCTCATCGCCGCCTTGATTTTCTTTTTCAGGTTTGCCTGGTCTGCGTAGTCACATCCCAGCTGCTGGCCGAGCATCTTCCAGGTCAGCAGATGCTTGGTCTTGTTGCTCATGTTTGCGGCGAGCCAGTTGCAGAGCATGTACAGGTCGATCGCCAGCGGAGACCGTTGCAGCATCGCGATGGCTCGCATGTCGCAGGGCACAACGCTTGCCATGATGGCCGCAAAAAAATCCGTACTCAGCTCGATCCAGTTTTGTTCGTCGGCTGTCAGTGTGTGCCCGTCGCGGTCCCACCACAGCAGCGTTTGATTGGCCACTTCGGCCTTCATAACGTGTTCGCCGGTGGCCATCGTTGCGCCCGTCTGGAAGTTCGTTTTCTCCAGGTGCCGGTGGAAGGCTATTCGCGCGCCGAACAGCCTTAGGGCTTGCTGCTTCATTCGCCTTGCGTCGCTGCGCTTTCCTGATCCGTTTGTGACGTTCAGGTTAAGCGCCTGCATGAAGGCCTGCAGGCTCGTGTTCAGCTCCAGTCTTCGGTTCCCGGTGCGTTTCGCTTCGGTGATGATCCAGATGAGTAGCAGGCGTGGAATTGTGCCGTAGGGGTAGCCCAGGACACGTTCATTTTTGGTATCCCATCCCGGCTGGATCACCAGCGTGTAGCTGCCGTTTTTGCGAGTCCAGGCCGGCGTATCGCCTGGGTCCGTGTGGGGTAGTGTGCACTGGATGAGAAAGCGAGCGAAAAATCCCAGGTTGCCCAGCTCGTTGGCCTGGATTTCATGCGCCATTTCGATCAGTTTCAGCGCTGGTGGCTTGCTGGGTGACTTCAGGGCGGCGAGCTTTTCAGCTACGCAGCTTTGGTTGGCAATTGCTCTGATGGATTGAATTTTATCGTTGCCCACGTTGTGGATTTTTATAGCACAGGGTCACCTACTCACATGCACTTATTTTGGTTCATGTGCCGTCCTGTGGATCGAAACCTAGTTTTCCGGGATGAAACGGTACCCCCCCCTGCAAGTCTTACTGTTGCCGTCCATTTTGGGGGATGAAACGGTACCCCCCCCTATCATTTCGACCAATAACTATGGGGGTTTTGTTCATTTCTTCTTGGCTACCGGGTTTCTCTTTTCATTCTCTCTATCTCGATTTTTTTGGGGATGAAACGGTACCCCCTTTGGGGGATGAAACGGTACCCCCTTAGTACCATGTAGTTGATACATGTAAGAGAAAAAGCCATGTAGTAGGTCCTCGGAGCTCTGTGGATTTGTGGGCCCGATCCCCTTAGCTCACCTCTTGCGCTCCATTTCCCTCACCTGGGCTTACTTACCACTCACCATCCATTAGCCTCACATAGCTCTGTGGCAGCACGTGCCACAGCCTCCTACAAATATGTGACGTAGGCCACAAAAGAGGACAACTGTGGAGGGTTGGGGGCGTTCAGATAAGCCCGTTGTTTCACCTGACCACCGAGGGCTTATGTTGATGCATGATCCTAACAACGAATCAAGTAAGGAACTGCAACAAAGAAATGAAGCTGTAAAAATCTGTTAGGATAGTCGGAACCACC